CGCCACTCGGCTATGCCAGCATAAAGTACTGACACTGGAAAATATTAAATATCACTTTAATATTCCAACAAAGGCTTTTGGCTCCGTCTGACTCAGGTAAATTCAAGTTTTAGATAATAATTAATGATTAATTAACTATTACTTGTTTCTACGCAGGTACTGATCTATTACTGCTATACGAAACGTGGAAACACGGATCGCATTTTGCACATCCTTTTTGGATACCCGTTGACGCGAAAGAACTTTCTTAGAAAGAACTTTCTTTGTCAAAGGGTCCTTAAGAATCCAATCGTCCTTTCCTAGGAAAAGACTTTTGGGTCCATAAGAAATTTTCAAAAGATCTCTAAGAGATTCAATGTCAATTTTCTTATGTATACTTAACGGTGCAAAGGTGAAGAATTTTGCTATATGATCAAGCTTTTGAGCCTGATCTATAACTAGAACTCCTCTCCCTGCAGCAATTATATGCCTATCCATCTCTCTCTGTGGGTCTAAATTTAATTCACTAAATTTATCAATACAATGATAAAAAGGTGATATAAAGAATAGATACATAGAGAGAATGTGAGGAAAACGGGATTCCAGATCTCCTAGAGAACCATACAATGGCACTAGTATATCTTTGATAGAATCAAAGGTTTTACTATGCTTTGTTATAGTTTTAAGGGCTTGAGAGAATCGACGATAGAGAATTTTCTCCATTGTTGATTCTACCTCTTCTATACTCTTTAATGGAATTGCTTCCAATAGAGTATGAAGTGGCGAGGCCTCAGGTAAGCTTATTCAAGCGCCTGAGGGCACCTCATTTTCTGAGAATTTTATATGTTGTGTATAATAATAGTTATACACACTTATAAAACCTCAGATAGTCTTTAAGTCTTCAGAACCACTAAGTGGGACTGCTGATCTAAGATCTGGTGTTGTCAATCTGTCCTGATACTGTGTTTCCACGAGTTCAGTACTCTTTCAGTGGACTGTTGTTCAGAAATTCAAAATGTTATCAACATTTGGATCCTTAATTAACAGTCCTACTGGAAGGGGAGACAACTCCTGTCCTTCTACAAAAAGGCGTGAGGCAAACTCACATCCAAATTTATTCTCCTTAGGGAAAATAGATTTGGGTTGTGAGATGTCCACACCTAATTTAGATATGACAGTAAGATATCCATCTGCCACTTCCTTGTTGAAGATGACTACGTCATCCCCAAGAACCAGATAATCACTAAAATCACTGTGACCATAAACCTTGCCGGATAACCGGACAATGGCATGGTTAGTGAGAGCAAGTATTGCTCATGATGTATAAATACCTATACCCTGACCGGTTTGATAGTAGAATTTCTTCTCTATGTCCCCAGTCAAGTGAAAGGGATTATACATTATAATTAGTATTCATCTAAGGCTTAACCCAAAATTCTTTGTTAAAAGAAATATGAGAAAAGCTTGAAGTGGTAATGGTAATCGATCCGTTGCAGCTGAAAGGTCAAGACAATATGCCCCCTTACCTTGGGAGTATATTTCTTGATACTTAGCTCGAATCTTATTTTGATCAAAGGTGCAATCAGTCCTTATGGATTTGAGAGCATCAAACATCAAATTGTGTATTGGTGAAAGAATACTTTGAGTAATTCAATCACTAATTGCAATATAACGTCACTTACCAGCGCCATCCGTAAAATATGATAATCGGTTTAAGATTTTCATATCTACTTTTGGTTTAATCTTTGAGTTCTCTTTTGCTATAGAGAGTGTCTCATCGAGTACTGGTTTAGAGAAGTGCTGAAATAGTTTAGAGACATTGGTAATACCAGGTCCCTTTCCTACTTTAGTAAAATCTCTATAAAACTTAGCAAACAGGTCTAAAAGTCCTGCATACATAGGTTTTTGGTAAACGTTTATAAGATCGACAAGTCGTGATACAAGAGTATTACCTGAAGGTCCTACTGCATGAAGTAAACTACCGGTATTAGTACCGGGAGTTAAACCTTTAGCAATAGAGATCTTTGAGTAATCTCCTGTATCCCTTGGCTGTAACTTTGGTATACCTATTCACTTATAGACACACCTTATACTCATACATACTTTATATGTATTGATATAAGTTTGATAACCCATTATCGTATAAATTGTTTCCAATTTATGCGGTCCTGGGATATCCATGTGTTTATAAGATCGTAATAGAGTCAGTAAGAGTACTTTATCTCAACTATTTAATTCACCTAATCGGTGATAAATAGGAGAGAGATAGGGAGGTAGACTAAAAGTTCCTACGTCTGACAAACGACGTCACTGGAGCTTCTGGTCAAACTCTCTAACTGTTCCCATTAAGAAGTAATTCTTAACGAACAGAAAGTCCTCTTTAAATTGTTGAATAACTGCATTTGCAGAATATTTCTCCAATTTTTTGTTGTGGGAAGTGTAGATATCTTTTAAGATACCATTCACAACCCCTCCTATCGATAATTTTATAAGAATCTTATAAGTTTTCGATAAAACAATCTGATTCATTTTGCGGTCAAAATTAGGTGCTTTGCCATCACCGTTCTTAAGAGCGGCGGATCACGAGTTGGCTTTCCTTCAAAAGAAGTGCTTCTGTACTCTACGTGAAACGCAAATCAGGATATGTATAATCATCAATAAAATACAAATTATGGCCTTCGTTGCCAGTTGAAAAACTAGTGATGGAGAGACATAAATATAAT